ATCGGACGTTCCATCTCCTTCTTAACTAAAGCTGTAAAGTCACCCAAGTATTCTCGTCGGACGGAGAATAATAACCCATCATGAGCTTCCATGATGATTTTACATTCGGGGAATTGTCGCTTAATTCGGATAGCAGCAGCCTTTGTATTATCGCTAACACTTCGCTGCGGGATATATGAGAACGCTTGACGGAACAGTTCATCTCCCCATCTCTCGAAGAATATTCTCTTACCACCACTGGGAGCATCGATTCCATATGGCAATCCTGCTGTTAATAGTCTATTAGTTTCGAGACACTTAATTATACCAGCTTGAAATACGTGTTGAATCTTAGGTTGTTTAGAATGAAAAATCTTTAAAGCTCGTTCTGCAACACTTTCAGTAATTCGGATATCAACTTTGAATCTCCGTGCATCGGTATTGACCGAAATAGCCGCCCGTCTTTTACCTGCTCCAAGATGCCCCGCATGTCGAAGCGTTTTTCCAGCGAATCTAATTGGGCATTCGTATCCAAGTTTTTTCTTGGAATAATCATCCTCAGTTCCACCGAAGAACCAACTTGCCGTGAGAGCATGATAATCATGATCATCGATATCCTTTAATGCCTGCTCATCATCAGCTAGTAGGAAGATTACCCTAGCCTCAGCCTGAGCACTATCTACTGATACAAATATTTCCCCTTCATCTGGTATGTATTGTCCACGAATATCTTGACCGATATCGCCATGTTTCGTCATGGTCTGAAATGCAATACCCATGACTTTCTTCTTTTTCTTCCCGTTCTCGTCTATTACTTCTACTTCGGGTCTAATTGGTGGGTATTGTTGTCCTGTTGAACTGCGACCAGTTTCTAGACAGGGAAAACAAGTTGTTTTCATTCTCCCGTCATAGTCTGGGAGAGCCATAAGATACGTCGATATTGATTTTCTGACCCGTCTATCTTCCAATATAAGTTCAATAATACGCCGTTTGGTAGGGTCAGTGAAAGACTGTAAATTAAGAAGGGAGGTGAGTTCTTCCTCACCAGCCCCGTCGCGACGAGGACATTTAAGCGTATCGAATAAGAGTATAGCAATTTGTTTAGGCGAGTTAACATTGACTTGTGTTCCGACCAGTTGAAATAACTCATATCGGAGTCGCTCATCCCATTTAATGTATCTTCGTAGTAGATTGTCCCTAGTTTCTGGATTAATTCTGAAGCCATTGTTTTCAATCTCCAGATATAGTTCAGGTAAAAGCATCAAGAAGTTTTCATAGAACGGACGAAGATTCAATTCATCTAAGTCCGCATCCATCGCTTTATCTAACTCGAACGTGACACATGCGTCTCTTGCATTACCAATTTGCAAATCTGATAACTTACCTTGATACATTCCTTCATCTTTGTAAAACGGCTCCTCTGTGTAAATGGAGACATTAGATGCAAGATTCTTTGGAAGCTCTGGATTAATTGCAAACCCTTTGAGCATGACATCGGATACGAGCTGCCTGATAATGAAACCGAGTCTTTTGATCTTGTCTCTATCGTAATTAAAATTCTGTCCAATGATTCCTCGTCTCCACAAGCACTCGGCAACCATTCGCCAAATTTGGACAAGTTCGGACGTTGAGATATTTGAAATTCCATCATGATTCCATAAAGGAATTGACATTCCGTGTTCTTTGCAGAACGCGAATGCAATCATAATGGGTAAACATGAGCCACCCGCCTCAATATCTACGCTAACATTGGGATACTTTTCAATGGGATACTCTTGTAAAAATCTGTATAAGTCGTAGGACGAACGGCATATCTCCAGCCGTCTTATGGGTGGCTTATACTCAGGAAACTGACTCTGTTGATATGCTCTTTTAAAGTCGAGCACCATCAATGCTCGATTGTAGTATCCTTTGAACTCTTGACCTTCAGCTTGCCAACCTAATTGGACAGGATTATAAGAAGGAACGAACTTATAACCCAGACCAGACCAGAGAATACTCCCGCGAAAATTACCGATACCTTCTTTACCAGATAGCGCCCATAAAGAAGCATTAGTAAGGGCAAGAATACAGTTAGGCTTAAGTTGATGGATTTCAGTTCTAAGATCATTTAATTGCTCGTCTAAATTAATTCCAGCTTGCTTTGCGCGAATATGAAACGGTATCTTGCGCCCGCGATTAGGAGGAACGGCATATTTCGAGACAGCCGATAACCAACATGACGCGCGTGATATACCCGCTTCAGATAATACGTGGTCGAACTCTCTATTGTTTAATAATCTACCTGATTCCGTATCTTTATCAGTCGGACAATCAGTTAGAATCATTAATTTGGCTCCTAATGAGCCTTCTCCCCGTATATACTTCATACTATTCGATGACTTTAATGTGAATAGCCCGATACCCCTTATCTTCGAGCTTCAATGGTTCAAATTCAACTACATCACCAACATTTAATTCAGCGAAATTCTTCGTATCCTGATTGAGTCCGGTCCAATGAAAGAAAATTCGGGTAAATGGAATCGCGCGCGATGAAATAAACCCAAATCCCCTTTCACTAACTTTAATAATCTTTCCGGTAATACGATTACCTTCCTTTGATTCTTCAATTTCTACAGTCTTATGTCGAAATCTATCCATTATACTCATGATAGTCCCTGTTACTGAATTAGAAGCGACTCCCCTATCAGTTGGAGGTCATCCGGTCGATAGGGGAGTCTATCATTATATATCCTTACGGCCATCAAGCGCGCGACTTCCCTGGAGATAGGACAGGAGGAAGTGATTATTTTTCCAGATATATAATGAGTCTTTTATTAACTACTCGTCCTTATCCTTCTCGTCCTCATCATCAAAATCGTCAAGTTCCTCGTCATCATCATCCTCATCTTCATCTTCGTTATCTTCATCTTCAGAGAGGATATCGTCATCTTCTACTTCATCACCATCTTTCATAAACCAGTTAGTCATTATTCGTCTCCTTTAGTTCGTAGCAGTTAACTTACTTCGTAGCAGGACGATACTTGTGATTCACACGATTAACTGTGCGCCCCTGCCATGTATCATTCTCGACAAAGACATCAATAACTTCACCCGCTGCCATGCCGAGATCATAACGCTTGTCAGCTTCAAGCTGAACACCCATTGATTCAAGGAATCCACGAGCGAATCCCATAGCCTTTGAATTAAAGTTCCAATCAATAGGCATTCCCGCATACGTGGTGTCGCCTGTATCAGCATTCTTGAGGATAGTTCCCTCAATAGGATAGTTAGTAGAGCCGCCATCCTTAGAGGGTGCTTCACCTACTGATTCAATCTTCATTGTATACCATGCTGGTTCAACAGGCTTACCACGAAGAAGATCACGAGCGCCGAAAGATACTGTTGGCATTGTTATTTACTCCATTTGTTTTGTTGTTCGGTTGTTGGTTGTTGTGGTTCTACTTTAGGGGTCATCTTATTGATAGCGGGAAGAATCCACTCGCTATACAATTCTTTATCATCGAATACTATCTCTCCATCTAAGTCGAGAGATGTTCTAGCAAAATCTTCCCCAGTGTGTTGAGTGAGGAGCGAATACTTTCCATCTCCTGTAAGTTTTCCGCCCTTGATATTAAAATGATATACTTCTGAGCAATATGCAGGAATTTTTGCTGCAATTCCCTTTCCTGCTGTAACAATTGTTCGCGAGACGTGTGTAACTTGTCCGGCTGCATTTTTAACATCTTTCTGAATTACATGAGCGATTAGAATGATGTTCACCTTATGGTAACTTCCGATATCTTTCGTAATCGCTACTAATTCCTTTAAAGCTGATTCCTCAGCATTGAAGTCCTCAATACTATTAACAGGAATACCAGCGATAGTCTTTCCGGCGGCTTCGCCGTCTTTTTTAGATGTTCCTGACTTTAATCGAAGTGTCTGACGATTAATCGCATCCGCGCATGATGTCACAGAATCGATTACAACCGTCTTGTATGGACAAGTGACCTGTAGTTTCTTTAGTTTCTCTAAAGCTGGATTCCAATCCACATAGTCATCATATGTGACATCTTTAGGATTAACTCCCCAATGACGCATGGGTAGAATTAATCCATCCATCTTCCTATCAAACGAGAACCAATATTGCGGCTTAGGAAATGACAACGCAGCAGTCGATTTGCGCGTGCCCGGTTCTCCTTTGAATAGGCAGTAAAGATTGGAGAAGTTAATATTACTTAAATCGGCCATTTTTACCCCTCAATATGGAAAGAAAATAAAGAAATCAATTTCTTTTCCATTTAATTGTCCCTTCCAAATTTCTCTCATTGCTGATGGTTCATAATCCTTGTCATCCGGCATCGCTAAATCAATAGCTCGTTCAGCGTCAAATGTGTTTTTAATCAGATATTCTAATTGACGCCAATCCACCCTGATATTTTCATCTTCGTAGGGTAAAAAGGCTATATCTAAATCATTATCTGATTTCCCATCTCTCAGCACGCTACCCATTAGAGCAACATGATAACCATGTGGTTTAACTAATGGAAATAATTCTTGGCATACTTTGATACCTTCCCCAATAGTCCACATATCATTTATCCCTCAAGTATCAATCTAACAGGTTCAGTCTGTTTTTTATCTTCTTCGGTGCTGTATTTTAATGTAAAACTTTTAACTTTAAGTGGTTCGTCACAACAATCAGTTTCAACATAAATATGAATATGTCCATGCTCATTTTGAGCGTTGAGTTGACTGATTCGTCTGATTAGTTCTGCTAATGTCATTTCATTCGCTCCTTTAATTCACAGAATACACAATAGTATCCTGCATAAACTTTGTCGGTTTCAAAATGGAATAGTGGTTGGTGCTTTCCCATGATGAGGCACCATATTTTTTTACCAATCATAATCAGTTTCATATACCTCTTTCAATTGCCCCCGACGGGCATTATAATTAGCTATATCCTTTTTAATAAAGGCTTTTGCTTTATATACGTGCTCATCGGGTTCCTTAATTCTATTCAAAACTTTTAAAATATAATTTAATTCTAATCGGGTCATCATTTCACCCCTTAATTTTCATAATCATTAGGTTCTTCTAATGAACTGTCATGAACTAAAGCCCTCACGCAGTCTCGACAATAATCTCCACTCAGTTGGATAGCTCCTAATACTCGTTTATATTCTTTAATTTGCCAAGTTCGACGAATTCCCCCTGAAATTGTTTTATCATCACTCAGTTTTCCACATTTATCGCATTTGATTAGAGTTGCCATTATTTCACCTCATTAGTTACGTCAATTTTTTCAATTTCAACGGCAAATTTTTCTTGTAAAATATCCTCGGCGGGCGGTGGGGCGTCAGATCGGGAGGTCATATT